GCTAATATGAAAGCTGGTTTCCCTAAGAAGAAAAAGAAAAAAACTAAAAAAAGAAAATCTTAATGGCACTAGAAGTAGAACTAGAAAAAAAGAAACTTGAATACACTAACGAAGATGGTGAAAAAGTTAGAGTTGATGTAGATCAAGAAGAAACAGAAAAAGAAGAAGAAGCTTTTGAATCAAATCATTATTCTAATTTAGCAGAAGAATTAGATGAATTAGAAGTAAGAGGTATTGGTAAAGATTTAATTAAAGCTTATGAAGATGATAAGTCTTCAAGAAAAGAGTGGGAAGATCAATACTCTAAAGGATTAAAAATGTTAGGCGTAGTTGTTGAAGATAGAAATGATCCTTTCCCGGGAGCTTCAGGTGTTCATCATCCATTAATGGCAGAGGCAGCAACTCAATTTCAAGCTAGAGCTGTAGCAGAAATGTTTCCATCAGGTGGTCCTGTTAAAACTCAAATTATGGGTAGAACTTCTGATAAAAAAATAGAACAAGCTCAGCGTGTTCAAGATTTCATGAATTATCAAGTTACAAGTCAAATAAAAGATTACTTTAATGAACTTGATCAAATGTTATTTTATTTAGCATTGGCAGGATCAGCATTTAAAAAAATATATTTTGATAATACATTAGATAGAATTTGTAGTAAATTTGTACCAGCAGAAGATTTTGTAATTTCATATCAAAATACCGATTTAGAAACAGCAGAGAGATATACACAAGTAATGAAAATGTCTCGTAATGAAATTAAAAAACATCAAATATCAGGATTTTATAAAGACATAGCTTTAAGTAAAAATGAAGATGATGGAAAAGATCAAGGTACTGTAGAACAAACTATGCAAAGATTAGAAGGTATGACACCTTCATCTGCAGATAAAACACATACACTACTAGAAGTACATGCTGATTTAGATATTGGTGAAGATGAAGATGGATTAGCTTTACCTTATATTGTAACTATTGATTATGATTCAACACAAGTATTATCTATTAGAAGAAATTGGAAAGAAGATGATACTTTAAAAAGAAAAAGAACTTATTTTATTCATTATAAATATTTACCAGGCCTTGGATTTTATGGATTTGGTTTAATACAATCTATTGGTGGTTTACAACACGCTTCAACTGGAGCACTTAGAGCTTTATTAGATTCAGCAGCATTTGCAAATTTAAATGGAGGTTTTAGAGCTAAAGGTGCAAGAATAGAAGGCGGTGATATAACAGTTTCCCCTGGAGAGTGGGTAGAAGTCGAAGCTTATGGAGATGATCTTCGTAAGTCATTTATACCTCTTCCCTTTAAAGAACCTTCACCCACTCTTTTACAATTGTTAGGTGTTTTAACAGAATCAGGGAGAAGATTTGCATCAATTGCTGATGCGATGGTAGGTGATTCAGCTGGATCAGGTCCTGTTGGTACAACTATTGCAATCATTGAACAAGGTAGTAAAGTGTTTTCAGCAATTCATAAAAGATTACATCAAGCACAAGGTAGAGAATTTCAATTAATATATCAATTAAATGGAGAATATTTAGATGATGAATATCCATATGAAGTTATTGGAGAACGTAAAACAGTTAGAAGAAAAGATTTTGATTCAGCTATTAATGTTGTTCCAGTAAGTGATCCTAATATTTTTTCACAAGCTCAAAGAATAGCTTTAGCTCAAACTGGATTACAATTAGCACAACAAGCACCTAGTATTATAGATACTAAAGAAGCTTACAGAAGATTTTTACAAGCTTTGAATATTCCTGAATATCAAGATTTAATGATTGAAGATGAAGATACACCTAGACGAGATCCTGTATCAGAAAATATGGCTTTATTAAATGGTAAACCAATTAAAGTATTTGAAGATCAAGATCATGCTGCACATATGGCTGTACACCAACAATTTATTAATGATCCAAGATTTGGTGGTAATGAACAAGCTAAACAAGTTTTATATGGGCAAATGATGGCTCATATAGGTCAACATATGGCATTTTTATATCAACAACAAATGCAAGCTCAAGTACCAGAAGGTGTACCTACTTCTACTGGTCAATTTAATGAAGAATTTAGAGAAGAAGAAACTAAAGAAATACCTATCGAACAAGAAAATAGAATTGCTGCAGCTGCAGCACAAGCTGCTCAAAGTTTAATGGGTAGTATGCCGCCATCACCAGAACAACAAAAAATGGCAATGGAAATGCAAGAGAAGCAAGCTCAGTTACAATTAAAAGCTGAAGAATTAAATATTAGAAAAGCTAGATTTGCTGAAGGAGTAAAAGATAAGGAAAGAGTTAATGCAAGAAAAGATGCTGAGACTAAAGCTAAAATAGTTGAGACAGCTTCTAAAGTTGCAAGACGTGATAAGTAATGGCTATACCAAACGAAAAAGTAAGACAAGCAAAAAAGTTTTTAGAAAATCATAAAATTTCTATTAAATATGTTAAACCAAAATTATTTGCAATTGCTGCAGATGGACTTAAAAAAAACTTTGAAGAAACTTTAGATTTCTTTATGAAAGGTGTAGATGGAACGACTACTACAAGCGATAAGACAGAACATAAAAAATTATAATTCAGAATTAGGTAAAAATTTGTTGTCTAAAGGTGTAGATAACATAGAAGAATTTAAACGTGTTTATGGTATGTCACAAGGTTTAAATAAAGCATTAGAAATTATTAATGAAACAACAGAAAAATACCAGAAAGGAATAATAGAAGAAGATGATTAGTAATGAACAATGGGCAACAGATAATGATGTGCCTACTCCAGAAAAAGTACCAGCACCAGTTGGTTATAGAATTTTAATTAGACCTAGAGGAGTTATAGAAAAAACTAAAGGCGGAATTTATTTGACTGATTCTAATAAAGAAACACAATCATATCTTAATAGTGTAGGTCAAGTAATAGCTATGGGACCAGAATGTTATAGTGACAGAAAAGCTCCATGGTGTAAAGTTGGAGATTGGGTAGTTTTTGGTAGATATGCAGGAGCCAAAGTGTCTGTACAAAAAGTCAAAATGGTGATAATAAATGACGATGAGGTACTTGCTACATTAGAAAACCCTGAAGTAATATCTCAACAATTATAATATACGTTAGCATAAGCTAACGACAACATAGGAGAAACTATGATCGAAGAAGAAAAGAAAGAGTTAGAAGTTAGGTTAGATGATGATTCTGCTGAAAAAGAAATAGAGGTTCCTAGTAACCCTATTGAAGATTTAGTTGAACAAGCTGAAACTTCTGAAAAAGAAGAATCAACTGAAGAAAAAGAGGAAATTAAGGTAGAAAAAAAACCTGAAGTTCCGAAATATTCAGATGATATGCCATATTCTGAAAAAGTTCGTAAAAGAATTGCTAAAGAAGTGGCAAAAAGAGCTGAAGCTGAACAAAGAAATGTTGAATTAGAGCAAAGATTAGCTGAAATTGAAAGAAAAACTTTTGAAATTGCTAATAAATCTCTAAAAAATCAATATACTTCAGTTTCTTCTGATTTAAAATCAGCAATTGAAGAAGGTAATACTGATAAACAAGTAGAGCTTTATGAAAAAATGGCTGATATCAGAAATCAAATGTCAAAAACTGAAGAATATTCTGCTGAAAAGCCAAAAGCTAAAAAAAATGATGCAAAAGTACCGCCATTAGCAGCAGATTGGGTCAAAGAAAACAGTAATTGGTTTAATAAACCAGGTCGTAGAAAAGAAACAGCTATGGCTTATGGTATCGATGCTGAATTGACTGAAGAAGGTTGGGATGTGAATGATCCTGGTTATTATGACGAAATGAATAAACGACTTAAAGATAGTGGTTTAGAGTTTTTTAATAAATCAGAAGAAAACACTTCTCAAAACGAGAAAAATGTGGTACAAAAGAACAACAGAGTGCAGTCTCCCGTTGCTGGAGTTAGTCGTAAAAAAGCTACTGACAGTAATCGAGTTAAGCTAACTCAAGATGATCTCGATACCGCAAGAAATTTTGGTATTGACATTAATGATGAAGCAGCACTAAAACGGTTTGCTAAAGAAGTAAAAAACTTTAGCACCAATACGTGAACGAAAGGAGCACGACTATTATGAGTAATAAAATAAAACACGAAACTCAAGAAGAAAAATCTTCAAGAGTTTCACATTGGCAGCCAAGTAATTTACTTGAAGCGCCTGACCCAAGACCTGGTTTCAAACAAAGATGGATTGCAACTATGATCTTAGGACAGGAGCAGCCGACAAACGTTGCTAAACGTATGCGAGAAGGTTGGCAACCAAGAGACCCTAAAACGGTCACTGGTGGAAAATCTTATGCTACGATAGAACATGGCAAGTTTGCAGGTTTTATTGGAATAGAAGGAATGGTACTCTGTGAAATGCCAGAACAAATGGTAAATGAACGTAATGAATATTACGCAAAAATGACTGAAAACTTAATGCGATCAGTCGAACAAGATATCCACAGAGCTGAGTCACCTGGAAATCCAATACAAAAGACCTTCAAGAGTGAAGTTACTAGAGGCGGCTTTAAAGAGTAAAACGCAACTATAACTAGGAGGTTATAACTATGGCAAATACAGATGCCCCTCAAGGTTTTATACCTTTGAGACACTTAACTGGTGGAGTTATCAGACCCCAAGAATATCCTATTGCAAACTCTTACGGCACTAATATTGCAAGTGGCGACTTAGTTACTATGACTACAGACGGTACTGTAATAAGAGGAACAGCTGGAGGAAATGCTTTAGGTGTATTCTATGGAGTTGAATACATTGAAAACTCTACAGGAGACGTCAAGTTCTCTAAAGTTTGGAACGCAGATACAGATGT